AAGCAGCTATTCGTTATAATGACTTACTTAAATTTAAAAAATTAGATAAGAAATTTGAATCTATAATTGAAGGAGACAAAATATTTGTAATTAACTTAAAACAAAATCCTTACAACTTAGAAACAATTGGCTTACCAAACGCCCAAGTACCTCCAGCAATAGAAGAATTCGTTAAAACATATATCGATGTTGAGGAGATATTTGATTCGTTATTAGCTAATAAATTAAAATCATTATATCTTGACCTAAAATGGGATTTTCCAGCACTTAATAAAAATGTAGGAAAATTCTTTGCCTTCAACTAAAACAATATGTATATTTAAAAAAATAAAAGTTATATGATACCTAAATTTGAATTACAAGCAGTTATAAACAAATATTATCTAAACGGAATGAATGAAGCCGTTAAATGGGATATTAAAGATAAAAACTTAAACATTAAGTTTACTTCACCAACAAAAGAAATGATTGGAGAAGTAACACATACTGAATTTACTTTACCTGATGCAAACGTTGGTATAAGTAATACATCTCAACTACTAAAATTAATTAGTATAGCAAATGGAGATGTAATGTTGAGTTTTGTTAGGAATGGTAAAGTGTGTTCTAAACTAATTATCTCAGATAATCAATTTACTGCTAACTATACTTTAGCTGATATGTTAACAATTAATAAATCAGGTGCTTATAAAGGATCTGAAGATTATAACTTAACTACATCATTAGATAAGGATACTATATTAGCAATGATAAAAGCAAAATCAGCATTAGATGAAAGTCCTACTGTAATGTTAAAACCATCTACAAACATGGATGGTGAATTTGAATTAGAATTGGTGTTTGGAGGCGATATTGAATACTCAAACAAAGTATCTTATTACTTATCTAATTTTGTTAAAGAAAATGTACCATATGATTTTACATTAGGATTTAATTCAGATTTACTTAAAGAGATATTAGTGGTTAACAAAGATTCTGATGAAGCAAAATTATCTATTAATTTAGAAGGATTGATGAAATTAGAATTTAAAGCAGGTAACATAAAAAGTATTTATTACATAGTTCAAAAAGATATATAATGTTCTCAATAGTTAAACAAGTTATAAATTGGAATGGGGATTTATACATTATTAAACGTTCTCTTAAAGAGGGCCGTTTACCCGAAGATTTAATACAAGAATTTAAAGAATTCGTATTAGCTGATACCGTAGTGAAAAAAGACGGAATATTACATTTCATTCAAAAAATCGACGAAGCTCAAATAGTTGAAGAAGAAGAAAGTGAGCTTGGTGAAGTAATTAAAAGTTAATATATTTATACAAGTAAAACAAGTTATAAAAAATAAAATCTATGTCAAAATTACAAGCTGTATTCAACAGCATTATCGTTAGACCTCAAGAAGAGGAAGAAACAACTTATGGTTCAATCGTTGTTCCAGATTTAGGAAAAGAAAAAGGATTACGTGGTACTGTTGTATCTGTAGGACCTGGCTATCACTCCGCAACCGGAACATTCATCGAATCATCACTTAAAGTAGGTCAAAAAGTTATTTTACCTCCAATGGGCCCTACCAAAATCGAAAGCGATGGCGAAGAATTTTGGTCGTGCAGTGAAAATATAGTATTAGCAATTATTAACGATTAAAATTAAGTTATGAACAAAAAAGTAGAATTTGGGCCTGAAGCCCGTAAAAAGATTGTAAGGGGTATTAATAAACTAGCAGATGCAGTTACATCTACTCTAGGACCCAATGGTAGAAACGTTATATACACTGAATATGGCGAAGTAAGATCAACAAAAGATGGTGTATCAGTTGCAAAACAGATCTCAAATTTAGAAGATCCTATTGAAAATTTAGGTGTTGAGATGATTAAACAAGCATCTATCAAAACAGCAAATAATGCAGGTGATGGTACAACAACATCAACACTCTTAGCTCAAAAAATGATTAACGAAGGTTTATCATCATTAGACAAAGGAGCAAATGCAGTAGAAATTAAACGTGGTATTGATTTAGCTATTAAAGAAGTAGTAAATTGTATGCGTAAAGAAATTGCACAAGATATCACTTCAGAAAATCAATTAGAACAAGTAGCTACTATTTCTGCAAACAACGATCCTGAAGTAGGAAAATTAATTGCAACAGCAATGGAAAAAGTAGGTCGTGAAGGAGTAGTTCATATTGAAGAATCTAAAACTGGAGAAACATATCTTGAAACAGTAGAAGGTATGCAATTCGATAGAGGATATAAGTCACATTACTTTGTTACAAACAACAATGATATGTCTTGTACTTTAGAAGAACCATTTGTTTTAATAGCAGACAAGAAATTCGGTCAAGTAAAAGATTTACTACCAATTTTAGAATATGCTTCAACAAGTGGAAAAGCATTATTAATTATTGCTGAAGATATTGATGGTGAAGCTTTATCTACTCTTATTGTAAACAAAATGAGAGGAACATTAAAAGTATGTGCTGTTAAAGCTCCTGATTTTGGTGATCGTAGAAAATTGTTATTAGAAGATATGGCTATCATGACTGGTGGTGTAGTATTTTCTCCAGACAAAGGAATGAAATTAGATAAATTTGATAAGTCTTGGTTTGGTAAAGCTCGTTTAGTTACTGTAACTAAAGAAGAAACAACAATTGTTGATGGTAAAGGCGAAACAGATAAAATCGAAGCTCGAATTGAAGAATTACAACAACAAATTGAAAAATCAATTGTACCATTTGAAAAAGAAAAATTACAAGAACGTTTAGCAAAATACATTGGTGGAGTAGCTATTATTCATGTAGGTGGAAATAGCGAATTAGAAATGAAAGAAACTAAAGACCGTGTTGACGATGCTTTACATGCTACAAAAGCAGCAATTGAAGAAGGTATTGTACCAGGTGGTGGTTCTGTTTTATTATATGCTCGTGAAGCAATTACACGAACAAGAATGGAATTAGATTCTGATCTTTATATTGGTAAAGAAATTGTTTACAAAGCATGTGCTGCTCCATTTATGAAAATCTTAGCAAACGCTGGTTATTCAGAAGGTGAATGTTATGGTTTAATTAATCAAATGGGTAAAGACAATTGGACAGGATATAATTTAAAATCTGAAACATTTGTAAACATGAAAGAAGCAGGAATTATCGATCCAGCTAAAGTAACTAGAAACGCACTAGAAAATGCAGCATCAATTGCAGGTACAGTATTATTAACTGAAGCAGCAATTATCGAAATCAAAGACGATAAAAACGAAGCACCTGAAATGGGTGGAATGCCTGGAATGTACTAATGGAACAGGTAGAAAAAAATATATTAATAGCAAAACGTGTCCCTCCTGGGGATCGTTTTGCGTTAGTAGATGATGAAACAAATACAATTCACCCATCACTAACTGAAACGTTAGAAGCGTATTATCAAAAAGCACAAATCAAATGTGAGTTTAGATTAGCGCCTTTAAAAGGAGAGATATACATGATCACAACAGAAGATGTTGCACCACCTCCTCCACCTCCAGTAAAAAAATTCAATATATATGGAGATCTTTAGATTTGGATTCCTAGATTATTGATTGTATATTTAAAAAAATAAAAGTTATGGCAAAAAGGTTACACACAATATTAAATGAAAAGTATCGTCCTGATACATTAGAAGGATATATTTGTAAAGAAGACACCAAACAAAAGTTTGATGAATTTATTAAACAACAAGATATCCCTCATCTCCTATTCGCAGGTAAACCAGGTGCAGGTAAAACAACAATCGCTAAAATATTAGTTAAAAATATTGATTGTGATTATTTGTATATCAATGCAACTGATGAACGTTCAATTGATGTAATGAGAGATAAAGTAGGAGCATTTGCTGCTGCTGGATCATTTAAACCACTTAAAATAGTGATTTTAGATGAAGCAACTCATATTTTACAAGCATCACAAGTTATATTGTTAAACATGATGGAAACATATAGTTTAACTACTCGTTTTATCTTAACAGGTAACTACCCAGAACGTTTAATTGATCCATTAAGAAGTAGATGCCAGGAATTTGATTTAGCACCTCCATCTAAGAAAGTAATTGCTCAACATATTTCAGTTATTTTAGACAAAGAGGATATCGAATATGAAATACCTGATTTAGTAGCTATTGTAAACAAATACTTCCCTGATTTTAGAAAGATCATTAATAATTGTCAAAAGTATACTATAGATGGTGCTTTAAGATTAGATACAATGTCTAATACAGATGACAACTACAAAGATGCTTTATTGGCTGAATTAAAGAAACCATCCGTTAAATCGTTTAATAACATTAGACAAATTATTGCTAATACTGATTTAGAGGATTTTGATGATGTATATAAATTTTTGTACGATAAGTTAAATGAGTACTCTAATGGAAATGAAGGTATAGTTATATGTTATTTAGAAGAGTATATGTATCATGCTACTTTTAGATTAGATAAAGAAATAAACATAATGGCTTGTATAGCTAAAATTTTAGAAACAATAAAATAAATAAAAACAAAATGAAAGACTTAACTCAACCCCAAATCGACATTACATTAACTAAAGCAGTTGTTGATGAAAATGGAAAACCAATTTTATTAGCTGAAGGAACTATCTTACGTAAAGGAAGTAAATTTATCTTAGGAACAGACAAAGATCCATTAATTCCAATTCCAGTGATGTATGATGTAGAAACAAAGAAAATTTTATTAGATATGATTCCTAAAGAAATAAGAGAGGAATACTTAGAAATTGGATTTACATTAGAGCAAAAGTAATGACTAAAGACAAAATATATACTGTATTTGATTTAATTAAAGGAATCATTGACACTAAACCATTATGGGACTCATTGTCTCCTGATAAACAAAAGTTGTTTAATGGATACATGATTAATAAATTTTTATCAATGAATGCTAAGTATATTGAAGTTGTAAATTATGTTCAAGGATTAAACATTAAAGATAGTAAAAAGTTGTATGAGGTGTATTGTTGGATGATTCCACAATCAAAAAATACTTACTCTCCATTCATCAAATCCACTACTAAAAAATTATACTCACCTGAGTTATTAAAACATATATCTGAACAATTTGAATGTGCTACTTCAGAAGCTGAAGAGTATATTCAAATGACAGATAAAGAATGGTTAGAAGAAATTTTAACTAGTAGAGGAGTAGATGAAAAAGAAATTAAAAAATTATTAAAATGAAAAAAACAAAACTAATTTTAGGAAATGAACTTCCATTTCCTCCAGGAACCCTTACTATAGCACAACCTAATTATATAGGATGTTATAAAATATGTGGTGAACAAGGATTACATTTCTATCTTGCAACTAAACCAAACTGGTTTCACAGAAAAATGATGAAGTTATGTTTAGGATGGGAATGGGTAGATAATAAATAAAAATATAAAAATGGCAAAAGAAGAAATGTCTGTTATTGAACAGCTAGAAAAAGAATATCCAACTATAGCAGCTGGATATAAACAAATAATCAAAGAGCAATATACTTTATTTGCACAAAAACATTTAGATTATGGAATGACTAATGTGGCAGCAGGTACTCAACTAGCAAATGATGAAGAAAAAGATTTTGCTCTAACAGGATTATGGTATCGTTTATCTGATAAAGTAAATAGATGGAAAAATCTTATTATTACTAAACAAACAAGTAAGAATGAACCATTAATTGATACTTATCAAGATATTACTAACTATGGTATTATTGCTCAGTTAGTAGAAAGAGGCCTTTGGAAAAAATAATGGCTAAAGATAAAACACCCTCTATAGTAAAGCAGATAAGGAATTCTAAACCATTAGAAATTAATTATGCTTTTCAAAAGAGTATATCTTATTCTCAAATGTCAATGTACTTGCAATGTCCTAAAAAATGGGCATTGCAATACAGAGACGGCCAAAAAATCTACAAGCCATCTATTAACATGACTTTTGGAACTGCAATCCACGAAACACTACAAAACTATTTAACAGTATTGTATGATGAAAGTGGAGTAAAAGCAGATGAAATAGATTTAGAGGAATATTTTGAAGATAGATTTAGAGAAACATATTCTGAAGAATACAAAAGTAACAAAAACATACACTTCAGCAATCCTGAGGAAATGAGAGAGTTCTTTGATGATGGTTTAGCTATTTTAGAATTTGTCAAGAAAAAGCGAGGCGAATACTTCAGTAAAACAGGATGGTATTTAGTAGGTATTGAGATACCTATCGTAATTTCGCCAGATAAACGCTATAACAACGTTTTATTCAACGGATTTATTGACTTAGTCTTATACCACGAACCAACTGAACAATTCGTTATCTACGATATAAAAACAAGTAGTCGTGGTTGGGGAGATAAAGAAAAAAAGGACGAAATCAAACAAGCCCAAATTTTATTATACAAATCATTTTTTAGTGAGCAATTTGGTGTATCTCAAGAGCATATTGATGTTGAATTTTTCATTGTTAAACGTAAAATATGGGAAGCAAGTGAATTTCCTCAAAAACGCGTACAACAATTTACTCCTGCAAACGGTAAGACAAAAGTAAATAAAGCTAAAACATCACTTACTACATTTATTGAAAGTGTGTTTAGTATAGATGGTACTTACAAAGATACTGATCATCAAGCACAACCAAGTAAATCAACATGTAACTATTGTCCATATAAGGATAAAAAGGAATTGTGTGATAAAGCGATTCTTAAGTAATCCGCATATATGTATATATAAAATAAAAACATGGAAAATAATAAAGACATCTTAACATCAGTAAAAGTAAATCCGGAGTTATTCGATACTTTTAAAATTGAATGTGTAAAGAGAAAGTTTTCACTAAATAAACTTGTGAATCGAGCAATTGATTTGTATCTTACAGATGAAAATTTTAGAAAACAAGTTAGTAATTACACAAAATAAACAAACCAAAAAACAAGTTATATGAATTCAAGTTTTGCTTACATTCCTCGAAACGAGAGGAAGAAAATCTTACTTATTTGCGACGATTTAAGAGTACACTCAGGTGTAGCTACTGTTGCTCGTGAAATGGTATTAAACACTGCCCAACATTTTAATTGGGTACAAGTTGCAGGTGCAATTAATCATCCTGAAAAAGGTAAACGTCTAGATTTATCTCAAGACACTAACAACAATACAGGATTAACTGATTCCTCAATCTTAATCTATCCAGTAGATGGATATGGTGATGCTAATTTAATTAGACATCTGATTAAAACAGAAAAACCAGATGCTATCTTTTTAATTACTGATCCAAGATACTTTATGTGGTTGTTTCAAATTGAAAATGAA